CGACCTGCGCCGTGATGGTGTAGGGGCCGTTATAAAAGCTCGTCAGCGGCTTGGCGTAGATCATGCCCGACGCCCCGTATACGGTATACGTGGTCGGGTCCACCGTGCCGCCCTCGGCGTCCGTGATGCTCACGCTGCCAATCGGACGGCGCGGGAAGATCAAGCTGGTCACCGGCTCGTCCAGCGACTCGGCGCGGTCCACCGCCGTCTGCGCCTCGGCCGTGATCGGGCAGTCGATCCACCCCTCCAGCATGGCTTGCGCGCGCGCCACCAGCGCGGCCAACAGCGGGTTCTCCGCGTTGGTTTCGATCCGCAGGTAGTCCTTCAGGTCGGTGCTAGTCGGCAGCGCCACGGACAGCCTCGCGCAGAAGTCGGGCGTACTTAACACCCACCACCGGGTAGTCGTGGTGGGCTACGGTGTAATCATGCACCCGCTGGGCCTCGGCCGCGTAGAAGCCGCTGTCAACGCACAGCCGCCGCACGGCCTCGCGCAGCTCTTCGCGCGTGTCGCCAAAAGTCCACGGGCACGGGATGCCAAGCCGCTCTAGGTCCGCCACCGCGCCGTGGTCGCCCGCGATGACGGGCAGCCCCATCGCCGCGCCCTCTAGCCCGCTGCCTTGCATCCCCAGCCAGAACGAGTCAAACACCACATGGCAGGTGGCCTTGAGCTCCAGCGCCTCGCCGTGGCTCATGTCCTCGATCAGCACCGGCTCCACGGGCAGGCCGTAGTCCTTGAGGTAGCCGACCACGGAGAGGAAGTCGTCCGTCCCCTTGATCGCCCGCTTCGTGGGGCTGTGCGCGATCCGCAGTCGCCCGCCCTCCCACGGCAGGGGATGGCGCGTCACGCTGGCCCGCAGCGCCTGGTAGTTGGCGACCGGCATGGGGATTGGCAGCCAATGCTCCACGCCGTGCCGGTGGTGGTAGGGCCGCGCGCCGAACACCAGCGCGCCCAGCTTGCTGTCCGTGTCCTTGTCGCGGTAGGTCACGCGCGGGTCGCCCGGTGGCAGGCTGCCATGATAGGTGATCGCCACCCGCTGCCGGTCGGTCGGGGCCACGCGCAGGCGCTGAAACAACCCGCGGTAGTCCATGTGGACGTGCAGCACGTCGGCCGTCGCGGCCAGCACGTCCACCGTGGTTCGGTGGGCGTCCCCGTCCCATTGCCGCCAATGGCTATGCGGGTTGCTATAGTCGAAGCGCACCAGCGCAGACAGCACGCCGGGTGCGGTGTTGGCCGCGGAATGGTAGCGGTAGACCGAGCTGCCGGGGTCGTACTCGGTCACCTGGAGTACGCGCAGCGCCCCCTCGGTCGGCTCCGCAGCCGTGTACTGCTCAGGCACCTCGGGCGGGGACAAGAGCCGCCCCGGTCCCGCCCAAAGCTGCGCGACGGTGGCGTCATCCACCACGAGCGTGTTGTCGTCCAGCCCGGGCCGCATCTGGGTCGCAGCCTCGCGCCATGCGGCCTGCATCTGCTCGCCCATCATCCCCGCCAGCGGGTGCGACAGCACTAGCCCGAAGCGGACGAAGTCGTTCACCCGGTCGGCGGGCACCTCAAACATCTCCCGCGCCTCGCGCCGGACGCCCGCGATGAGGCATGGCTGAATCGCCATGACGCGCGCCGTCGCGGGGGCAGGCACGGCCGCAGCCGCAGGGGGGAGCGCCCCTGCGGCCGTGGCCTTGCTACGGGTCAGCTTAGGAGCTGGCCGGGACATCCAGCACCACGAAGGGGCTGTGCGCGTCCACCTTCACGCCCGCCACCGTCTTGTAGGCGTAGGTGGAGGTGGGGATCGGGATGCCACCGCCACGCGCCAGAAAGCGGTACGTGGTGATGTCCTGCACGAACTTGACGTGGATGGACGACTCGACGGTCAGGGCCTGTCGCAGCCCCATCGCGTAGAAGTCGCCGTTGACGAGCGCCACGTCGGCGCGGCTGCCCAGCGTGTTGAGCAGGTCGGTGACGATCACCGGCAGCCCCAGCAGCAGCATCTGCGGCGTGTCGCGCAGGTTGCTGATCCAGGTGACCATGGTGTTGTTGGTCGCCTGGAGGGCGAAGAGCTGCGCCAGCACGCGGCGCGACACCATCCACACCGAGCGCGGACCGACCGTGTGCCGCTCGTACATCTTGAACGCGTCCGCCGCCACGAAGCTGTTGGCCGTGGTCCGATTGACCGCGATCAGCGAGCCGTTGTTGGTGTTGAGCGCGCCGAGCGGCTGGGACGAGCCCGTGCCGTCGATGGTCAGATCCTCGTTGAGCTTGTTGATGATCTGCCCACCCACCGCGGTGGTGACCTCGCTGGGCAGCTCGCCCGTAAAGTCATCGCCGAGGATTTCGTCACCAAACTCGGTGATGGCGGCGTACTTGTAGATCTCCAGCAGCCGCTGGCCGAACTGCGGCTCGCGCTCCGGCTTGGTCGAGCCCTCGCCCACGATGGTCACGTTGGCGATCTTACCGGCCATCGGGCGGTTTAGGGTGGTGGTCCCCTCGTCCTGAATCAGATACGGGATGCGGAGCGAGCGGCCCGGCACGTTGTAGCGGCGGGCGTACTGGAAGATGCCGGGCTGCGCGTTGGACACCGAGAAAATCTCGGGCACCTGCGTCAGCGGAAGCAGGAACTCCCCACCGGCCGTTGAGCCGGTGATGGTGCGCGTCATCTCCGCCACCTTGCGAAGCCCCTCCACCTGACGCGGGTCCTTCGTGCCGCGCGCCGCCGCGCGGATGTAGGCGCCCAGCGTGGGGAAGTGGTTGACCAGCACCTTGCGGACATCGGCCATGGCGTCGGCCATGCCGCGGAACTCCGTGCGCTCGGGCTGCCCGCCCGCGTCGATGCGGGTGAGGCCGGTGTCCCCGCCCTGCCGGTCGATCTCGGCGTCCGGCGTGAACTCGGCGGCGGCCTGCGCGCGCTGCTCCAACGCCATGATGGCGTCCGTGCGGTTCTTCACCTCGTCCACCGTCAGCGTGACGGCGGGGTCCATCAGCTCGGCGCGGAGCTTCTGCGCCTGCGCGCGCAGCTCGTTCGCCGCGCGGTTCTTGGTGACCAGCGGGGTATTCATGGTGTCCTCGGTGTTATACGGAGTAAGTCTGCCGCACGGCCTTGAGCCGGTCGGCCATCGGGACCGCCGCGTCCTCGCGGGCTGGCGGCGGCGTGGGCGGGGCGCAGCATTCCGCGCGCGTGCCCGAGGCCGCATCGTCCAGGTACGGGGAGGCGTAGGCATCCAGCACCGCCTGTCGGTCGGTGACGCTCAAGGCGTCGAGCGCCGTGCGGGCGGCTAGCATGAGCAGGTCGCGGTCCGTGCGCACGGAGGCGCGGGGCTGCTCGGGTACATCCTTGCGCGCGCCCAACACATCGGTGCCGGGGACGCTGGGCATGGGGGTCAAGCTGATCTCGCGCAGCTCAATCTCTAGGAAGCGTTCGACCATCTTCCCGTCAAGGGTCGCCATCTCGGTGCGCTTGGGCACGAACCCAATCGACAGGCCGGTAAACGCGCCCGCGGCCATGACGGCTTGGACGTATTCTTTCGCGGCCCGACCACCCTCGGTGTCGAACAGGTCGGCGACCATCACCAGCGCGTCCCCGGTGTCCGTGAGGCTGGCGACCACGCCCACATGGGCATCGACCTCGCGCTCATGGTCCATGAGGAAGGGAACCTTGCGCGCCTTGACCTTGAGGTCGATGGTGCGCTTCGCGCAGCCGCGCGCAAACACGGTGCCGTAGGTGTCGACCTGCTCATACGTCAGGGCCACGCCGGTGATGCGCCCCGCAATACCCGCGGGTAGCTCATCTTGGCGCGTCTCCAGCGCCACCTCGCGGCGGTGCAGCGTCACAGTCTGTACGGTCATAGGACGCCCTGCGCCTCCTCGGCGGTTTCGGTGTAATAGGCCAACGTGCAGCGGCAGTTGATGACCTCGCCCGCGGGGCCGCGTGGGTCCAGCGGATAGAGCAAGCCGTTGCCGAACGCGTCATCCATGCCGATGGGCGGCTGTGCCCCTGCCGCGGCGTGCGTGGGGCGAGTCTTGCTGTCCTCGAAAGCCAGCCACTGCTTCGCGCGGAACAGGTCGCCTTCGGCCTTGGCTTGATCCCATGAGCCCTGCGACTGTGCCCCCGCCACCTCGGTCTTGGCAATGCGCGTGGCCCGCACGTCGGTCATCTGCTCGCCGTATACGCTGGCCTGAATCAGCCGCGCCGTCTCGGCCACACTTAGCTCGGCCAGCTCGGCGGACCGGATTGCCGCGGTCACCTGGTTGGCGGTCGTCTCCCCGATCAGCTCGGCCAGCCGGTCGGCGCGATTGGCGATGGCGTCCAGCACGCTGGCGGGCTTGAGCCCGAAGCTGAACCCCGCGCCCGCCACCTCCTGCGCGCCGAAGAGGTACATGCGCTCGATCAGCTCCAGATACGCGGCCCGCCACGCGGCGTAGTAGTCCCCGCCCTTGGCGTAGTTGGCGCGCACCTGCCGCTCGATGGCGTCCAACACCGGGTCGTCCGCGCGGGTCGCCTTGGCGAACATCGCGGCTACGCCCTTGGCGTCCTCGCGGAACCGCTCGCGCGCGGTGCTATAGAACGGCGCTTCCTGCCGGTCCATCTCCGACACCTGCCGCTTCCAGTAGCGGTACAGGATGTGGTCCTCGTTCGGCTCGCCGTCCTCGCGGTACAGCGGGGCGCGCAGCACCTCGGGGTGATGCACCCAGTAGGGGCGGCCTTGCTCGTCTACCAGAGGGCTGGCATTCCGTACCGCCGCACCAGCGGGAGCCGGTGCCTTTTGGATCGCTGCCACCGCCGCCACGGCAGCACGCGCCGGTACGGGGGCACCTCCTGCCGAAACACGTTGCGCCGAGCGGCCATTGCTTTCCTCGTCGTCGGGTTCGTCCTCGCTGTCCATAGACGACGGCGCAGGCCGGGAGGTTGGTGCCACGGTATCGGTGACCGTGCCAGCCCCTTCAATGATGTTGGGCTGTGTCGGCGCGCCCGTGCCAGCGTCCCCGATCAGACGCTCGGCCTCCTCGGGGCTCAAGCCAAACAGAATTTGCAGCATCGCGATCCCGCTGCCGCGCGGGAGCTGGCCCGCCGCCACGGCCAGGATGATGTCCTTCGCCGCCGCGATCTGCGCGCCATTCAAGTTGATCGCCAGTCCGCCGCCGTTCGTGGGCGCCTCAAGAGTTGAGGCGGCGTCGGCAGGCGCACCCGTGGGCGCACCGGCCGGAACCTCGTCGTCCTGCGCGGGCGCTTGATCGGCCACCATGCGCGGGTCGATGACGGCCACCGCGGCGGGCGTGAGCGTGCCACCGGCGCTAATGAGGATGGTGTCGGTGGGCTCAGGGATGGGGGACAGCCGCAGCGCACGGCGCGACTCCTCCCACGTCCGCAGCCCGTCGCGGAATTCGGCCCGGACGCGCGTGCTGGTGGCGCTGTCGTCCTCGACCAGCTCGCGCAGCATGTCGTGGTCGTAACTGATCCACACGTCCCCAAACTCGGGGGCGAGCCAATGGTTCAACTCGTCCTCAATCGCGGCCAGCATGGGCTCAATGGTGTGCTGCACCAGCCGCGCGCGCGCCTCGACGTACTGTGCGCCCGACAGCCCAGCGTCACTAGTGGCGCTCGCGATCCCGATCATCCGCGGGTCCACGCCGAACGCCGCGCAAATGTCCTCGCGGGACACCCGGCGCAGGTCGGGGAACTCTAGGTCCGACAGCGTAAAGCCAAGGGGCTTGATGTCCTTTACGGCTCCGAAGAAGGCGGGGGTGCCACGCTTGCCGCGGTCCACCACGCGGGCCCGGTAGCGGTCTTGCATGGCCGTGGCGTCATCCTGCGTAGCCTCGTCGGCCAACAGCACGGCGAAGGTCGGGGTGCCGTCGTTGGTCACGACCTGGCGGACGTACTTCGTGGCCTCGTTGTCGGCCGCGATGGACGCCAGCGCCGTGGCCCCGCGGGGGAAACCGAACGCGTCGGGGGTGAACGGACGCGGCATCTCCAGGTCGCGGACGTGGATGATGTCCGCCACGTCCCGCTGCACGATGATCCCGCTCCAGTTGGCGTAGTCGTACCGCCGCGGGTCGCCGTCCGTGTCTACCCACACCGACTGAAGCGACTCCGGGTTGATAGACCCAAGTCGCCGCGGCAAGCCCACGCCGGACGGGCCGCGGTCCATCTCCAGCATGGCGTTGCCGTAGCCTAGGAAGTCGACCGCCAGCCGCGCGCGCATGGTGCGGGCCGTGAACCGTGGGCCGGGGTAGTCCAGCAGCCGCTGGAGCGGGTGCGCCTCGGGCACGCGCGATTCAAAGTCACCCCGCGCGCGCAGCACGATAAGCGGCACCGACGCCACCGTGTCGGCGATCACGCGCATACACGCATGGACGACCGGGTGCTTGCTGAACCCCTCGACGCGGATCGACGCGCCCTCGGGCTTGTACTCTTGCGGGTTGGCCGTGCGGACCAGCGACATCTGCGGCGTGCCGCTGGCGAGCCCGTTCTGCGGCTGGCCGGTCGTGCCGGTCAAACCGGGGAAATTCGGGTACGTCAGCGGGATGACGGCGCGGGATGCGTCGGGCGCGGTGATGTCCCCGCGCAGCGCCTTCAAGGCGAGCCCTACGCGCTCGCGCAGGGTCGGGACGGCCACAGGGGCCGGGGCGTCAGCCATGGTCCGAACGCTAGGCGCGGCATGGTCCCCGCCGCAAGCTGGCCGGTTGACTAGACCAGCACCTAGACCACGAACGCCTCGACCTGCTTGAGCATCAGCGACGACAGCGCCCAGACGAGCGCGTCCACGCGGTCAGGGCTGCCGTCCATGGCGTCCGGGCGGAAGCTCGCCATCTGCTGCTCGAGGATCGGGAGCTGCCCGACGTGGAACACCCGCCCCTCCTGGTACAGCGCGTAGACCGGCTCGGCACGGGCCAGCTTGCCCTTCGTGGCCCGGACATCGACGATGCGGACGCCGTGCGCCTTGTCGCCCTGCGCGGCGAGCACCGACCGCACCATGTCCCCGCCCTGGTTGACCTCGGCCACGATGCTCCCGCCCCAACGCCGTGCGGCGTCAATCGCCACCGCGCCCCATTGCGCGGGGCTATAGCGCCCGCTCAGGTCCTCTAGCACATAGCCGCGGCGGTCGCGGCCTAGCCCCACGACGACGATGCCCGTCTCGTTGCTGGCCGTGTTGGCCGTCACCGCGGGGTCTACGCCCACCAGCACTCTGGCGAAGTTGTCGGGGGCCTGCTCGACGCGCGCCCGCACAATGTCCGCCCCCGTCCATAGCAGCCCCTCGGTGGCGTGCGTCCACTCGCCGAGAAAGACGTGCCGGTATCGCTGGGGGTTGGTGTCGCGCAGCCGCTCGGCTTGCTCAATGAACGACGGGCTCAGGTTGTGCGCGTTCTGCTGGTAGGTCGTGTGGATGTACAGCGTGTCGTCACGCCGCTCGGCCACGAACCGCTCATAGAGGAAATGGGTCCGGGCGGCGGGGTTGAGGACGAGGACCACCCGGTTGGGGCGGTCTACCTGTCGAATGCTATAGTCGATGGTGTCGAAGCTCTTGGCATCGACCAGCTCCTCGGCCTCGTCCAACACCCAGGTGGTCACGCCCTGAATCGACTTGAGCCGTGCCGACTGGTTGCCGCTGCTGGTCTTGATGCCGCGAAACAGGATGGCCGAGCCGGTGCGCCGGTTGCGGATCGTGTCGCGCGTCACGTCGAAGTCGTCGGCCAGCCCCAATAGCTCGATCTTGTCCACAAACTCCGGGATGATCGAGATGGACGCCGCCACCATCGTCCAGCGGGTAAACAGGATGACGTGCCCCGCCTCGTACGTCAGGTTGAGCAGGAACAGCGCTGTATGAAACGATTTGCCGCCGCCGCGCCCGCCCGTCAGGAAGGCGTAGCGCCACGCGGGGGCGGGGTTGAATAGCGGCTGGTAGGCACTCAGCAGCTCCAGCGGGCGGGGCTCACCCGGCGCGCTGCTCATCCATATAGATGGTGAGGATGTGGTCGGTGGCGGGCCGCGCCCAGCTATAGCGCAGGCCACGCGCGGTGAGCCACGCCTCTAGGCGCTGGCGGCTGTAGACGTTGCAGTAGGTGCCGTGGGCCAACGTCTGGTCCACCACGATGCTGTCCTGGTCCCCCTCCCCGAGCTGAAAGAACACGACCACCACGGCGCGGCGGGCGTGGGCGAGCAGCGTCTCCAAGGCGTTGTGATAGCCGGGCAGATGCTCCAGCACATGCCGGCAATACGCCACGTCGGCCTGTCCGTAGTGGTCCACGCTGGCGATGCTGCCGAGCGCGACCTGCGCCCCCAGCCCTTGCCCGTAGGCGACCAGCTCGGGCGTCAGCTCCACCGCCCGGTAGCCGATCCACGGGTGAGCGCGCCAGTAGGTCTGATAGTCGAGGAACGTGCCGGGGCCGAACTCCAGCACCGACCGTGCCCCGAGCGTCTCGACCTGCTGGAACACCGCGCGACGGCTGTGCGGGTCCGATTGCGACAGCCACCCCGCGAAGGTCGAGCCGGTGATGCCGCGCGCTTGGATGTGGTGCGACCACCACATTTCGTGGGGCTGGCGGGCGGTGCCTGTGGTGTCGGTCATCGGGGCGGCTCCACATGGGGGACGGGAATCCAGGCGATGGGCGGGGTCGCGATGGGCTTGTCCCCGCTGGTCACGTCGGTGCGCTGCACGGCCTTGCCGAACGCGCGATCCAGCAGGGCTTCGGCGGCCCGCACGTCCCCCTCGGCAGCCTTGGCGCGCAGGGCGCGGATCGTTTGCTCTAGGGCCGTCATGCCGCCCTCTTCTTCGGACAGCACGCGGGCAAGGGCCTCGCGCAGGTCCGGGAGCTTGGGCGGTCCCTTCATATTGCGGCGCGGATCGTGCCCCGGCTTGAAAGGCTTCAGGTTGGCTAGGCTCGCGGCGGGTCGCTTTTTTTTAGTCACAGGTTCCCCACAGCTAGAACGGGCGGAAGGTCGGCATCCCCAGCCCCACAAAGCGCGGCATGGGCGGCACGGGCGGCACCTCGGGCGGGTGGCTGGCCTCGACCGGCCACGGGATCGGGCCGACCGGCTGGCCCTTGGCGTGGCGCTGCTCGCGCAGGGAAAGCACGTCAGCGGTGTCGAGGTGCAGCACCCGGCGCTGGGCGTTTAGTCCGTTGACCTGGCGGGCGCGGATGACGATGGGCTCAAGGTCGCACAACTTGTGAACGGCTTGGCGGCTGACCCCGAGCAGCGCGGCGGCTTCCGGGATGGTGAGCCAATCGGGACGGGTCGGGGTCATGGTAGAAAGCTAGTGGGCTAGGTGAGGCCCAGCGATAGTGTGTCGTCTAGGCACGCCGGAGACATCCACAAACGCTCGCGCTTGCCATTGTCGCGGTTGACGCTATAGCCAGCTCCGCCACCCGCGCGGCC